TTACAGTACAAAACTTGGCTATGTATACAGAAAACCAAAGTGCTGTTCAAAGCTCAATTTACAGAATACAAACAAACGAATAATTTTTAACAATTAAATATAAAGCAAAATGGCTGATTTTTCCCTAACCACCCTCTTTGTTGTACCAGTAGGAAATACATTACCTAGCTCTGGATCAACACAGAATTTAACAGCAGGTCAAGTAGGAATATTCCTAAATGACTATAGCGTTGCCACAGCTGGTAACATTGCTGCTGCCCCTTATTTTTATGTAGCTCAAGGTAGAGTTAACACCTACTTACAAGGTTCTAAGCGTTCAGACAAAATCTCTGGATGTCCTAGTGGTAACTCTTGTAAAACAAACGTAACTGAATGGTACAAATCTTTAGGTTGTCCTACTCCAGTGAATCAAGTAACTGATGTAGTTGACTTCACAGTAAAACCTGGTGAGATTGTAACATTAACTTTACGTGGTTTCTCTAGCTACTTAAACACATTGTATTTCAATGGTTTCACTCGTTCTGTAACAGTTAATGCTCCATGTCTTGGATGTGGTGATGATCCTTGTACAGATGTAGATGTTCCTGCATTGATTGATGATCTTATCTATCATTTAGAGTTAGATGCTCCAGGTAATAACCCTGATAACATCACTTTAAATCAATTTTATCAATTCCAAAGAATTGGTAACGATTCATCTGCATTGTTACGTATTACTGGTAAACCTTTGACTGCTTATGGACAACCTTGTGACGTTGCTGCATTCCCTTTTGAGTATGACAGATTCTACTTTAGAACTTTCATCTTCTCTGGTCCAGCTACAACTGCTGACTTCATTGTTGACGATCCTTGTAACAGAGTAGCTCAACCTGTAATTACACAACGTTCTAACTATGCTGTTGGTACTTCTGCTGAGGTTCAACAATTAGAGAAGAACTTCTATAGTTACCAAGCTGGTTACTTGAAGCATCTTTACAGAATGAATGGTTACAACGAGAACTTTGAGTCTTGGGTAACTGATGGTCAGATCTATGATTTGTACTATATCAAATTCAATGAGTATGATAAGAGTGCTTACCAATGGGGTGACTATATTATGGAAGATAGCATGGTGATCATTGCTGTTCCTGAGAATCAAACATCTGCTATCGAAGCTATATTAGTAGCTGGTTTAGGAGCTGTTGCAGGTGACACAGCTTGTATCACAACTACTAGCACTACAACTACTGTATGGCCTAGCACTTCAACAACAACTACTTTGATCCCTTAAGAAAAAGGTAGCATCATATTAACCTATGCCAGAGGGTGAGAGGATATCTCAAATCCTCTGGCATTTTTATTAGAATAACCATGACATTAGATTTTTTAGTAATTAACACATACACTACACAAACATTGGGTATAGCTGATATATCTGTCTATGATACAGATCCACCTAATGTAAGTGCTCCTACTATGCAGATTACTGTTCCTGGTTTCACAACACCTGTAGCTATTCCATTTAATGTTAATAGCTTTAATGTTTATAACTCAATCATTTTAGGATTAACTCCATTCCCAGCAACATCCCCTTTGCCTGATGGAATATATTTCATGAAATATTCAGTTGCTCCTGCTAATGTAAATTATGTAGAAAAGAACATCATGCGTACTGAACTTATTCAAGAAAAGTTTGATAATGCATTTATGAAGTTAGACATGATGGAATGTGATTCAGCTATAAGAACCCAAGCAAAAGTAGTTTTAAGTAGTATTAATTTTATGATTCAAGGCTCCATAGCAGCAGCTAATAACTGTGCTATTGATACAGCCAACAAGTTATATATCCAAGCTAATAGACAATTAGATTATTTTATTGCAAACCAATGTGGTTGTACAGGAAACAACTATATAATTAATTTTCCTTAATATGGCAAACTGTAGAGGTTGTGGCATGAAGGTGGGATGTGGCTGTCAATTAATTAATGGCCTATGTTCAGCATGCAACAACAAACTTAAAACTGCTACAAATAGAATAAAAGATGTTATCACCAAGATTAACAGATTGTGTTATTGATGCCAGTATTCCTGTTACATTAACACAAATTGATGAAAGATTAACATATTGGGCAAATCTCCAATATAATAATATTGTCTTCTCTGTGAATAATTATATTCCTGGAGAGATAATACAAGATTTATTAAATTACAAACAAATATTAACATACAGACTTTGTAACCCAACCTATGCTATGATATGTGGTATTCCCACAACATCTCAGGTGGTTAGTAGAGTTAAAGTGTTAATTCATAAATAAATAAACCATGTCTTGCGAAAGTTGCTATAATGGATGTGTTCAGACAGTGTCTGATGAATGTGTTAGATATACAGGTATAAACTATCCTGCATTAGGTGTTGAAACAGGAGACAATTTAGTTTCTGTTGAACAAGCTATAATGAATGCTCTAGTTCCTTTACTAACTGGTACAGGAGATGCAATCACTCTTAGTGCAGGAGATGTATGTGCATTAGTTACTGGCTATCTTACAGCAGGTTTAACTCATACATCTAAAGAATGGATTACAGCTCTTTCTAAAGGAGAGTGTAATTTACAAGCACAGATTGTAGCTATTAATAATACATTAGCTATACTTAATGCTGATTATTCAATTGGTTGTCTTACAGGAGTAACTGCGTCTTCTGACACTCATGATGTTTTACAAGCTGTCATAACAAAGCTTTGTACAACAGTAGCTGATCTTGCTGCTCTTACACTTGATGTAGATACAAACTATGTTAAGCTAGCAGACTTAGATGCTTTGATTGCAGCTTATATAGCTAGTCAAGGTGGTGGTAGTTCAAACCAACAATATTTAAAAATGGTTCCATATGTAGCATATGAATACTATGGATCATTAACTAACTTTGATGCTACAGGTGCAGGTTTAAATGCTGCTGGATTCTATAAAGTATATTTATGTAATGGTCTTAATGGCACTCCTGATAAAAGAGGACGTGTTGCTGTTGGAGCTATTGCTAATGTACCTCCAATAGGAGTTGGCTTAGATGCTGCTGTAAATCCAGCAAATCCAGGCAATCCAAACTATGCTGTATTTAACACAGCAGGTGCAAATACTGTTACACTTATCACATCTCAAATTCCTTCACATTCACACGCTGCCTCAGTGGTAGCATCTGGATCAATTGGAAATCATACTCATATAGTTATGGGAGGTGGGGGTCCTGGTTCAGGAAGTGTTCCTAATTCTACACAAGTTATATCAAATGAAACTGCACAAGGTGGAAACTCTTCATATAAAATGTTACCTGCTAGTGTTCAATCACATAACTCTGGTATAACAAGTGCTAGTGGAGCTGGACCAGTATCACTTAGTATAGCTGTTACAAATGCTAATACAGGATCTAATGCTTCTCACCCAAACATTCAACCTGTCATAGCTGCATATTATATCATGTACATTCCTTAATCTTCTTAAACTAATTATAAAATGGCTTGCAATCCTGGAGATCCTTGTTACAACGCATACTATCATCCTAACGAAAACTGTAATTCACTTCCTTGTGCAACTACAGCAGATCTTGTTATATATAATGGTCCTAATCTTCCTTATACAGGAATACAAACTGGTAACAACTTAGACTGTGCTCTATCAAAAATAGATGATGCATTTAGTAATGGTGTTGTTGGTATTAATGGTACATCTGGAACCTCTGGCTCTAGTGGTCGCACAGGTACTGCTGGTACGTCTGGTGCTTCAGGAGCTAATGGTACCAATGGTTCTTCTGGTACCTCAGGTGCTGGTGGTGCTACTGGTAGTGCTGGTTCATCTGGTACAAGTGGTGACACTGGTTCTAGTGGAACATCTGGAAGTTCTGGTAGAGAAGGTTCTAATGGTACATCAGGTTCTGCTGGTTTAAGTGGAACTAATGGTACTTCTGGATCATCAGGAACTTCTGCAAGTTCTGGTCTTTCTGGTTCTGATGGAAGTTCTGGATCATCAGGTACAGCAGGTACGTCAGGAGTAGATGCAACAGCAGGTACTTCAGGTCAAGATGCTACAGCTGGAACATCAGGTTCTACTGGTACATCTGCTACTGCTGGCACAAGTGCGTCATCAGGAACAAGTGGTACATCAGCTTCCTCTGGAAGTTCTGGTACTGCTGGTTTAAATGGAGATAGATATTTAACATCTTCCATTACACCTTTAACAATAGGAAATGGTACTCAAACCTTAACTGTTGGTACAGGATTAGCTTATAGTGTTGCTCAAACAGTTTTATTATCATATGATGGTTCTAATACAATGCAAGGATCTGTTACAAGCTATGATAGTCTTACAGGTGCCATGGTTGTTAATATAGTATCAACAACAGGTTCAGGAACATATCCACAATGGACTGTAAACTTATTTGGGGCTGCTGGTGGTAATGGTACGTCTGGTACTAGTGCATCATCAGGATCATCTGGAACATCAGCTACAGCTGGAACATCTGCAACATCTGGTAGTTCAGGATCTTCAGGAACAAATGGTAGTTCTGGTACCAGTGGTACTAGTAGTACAAGTGGAACATCTGCAAGTGCAGGAACTCATGGAACAAGTGGTAGTTCAGGCTCAGCAGGTACATCTGCTACAGCAGGTACAAGTACTGGTACTTCAGGTACATCAGGTGCAACTGGATCTAGTGGAGCTACAGGATCTTCTGGTACATCAGGATCTTCTGGTTCTTCTGGTTCTTCTGGATCTTCTGGTACCTCTGGTGGTACAGGTTCTCCAGGTGGAAATGGTACAAGTGGAACAAGTGGATCATCTGGATCATCTGGCTCTTCAGGATCAAGTGCAACTTCTGGAGCTAGTGGAACATCTGGCTCATCTGGATCTTCTGGATCTTCTGGTTCAAGTGGTTCATCAGTAGCACTTTCTGGAACAACTAATTATATAGGTAAATTTACAAGTGCTTCAACGCTTGGTAATAGTGGATTTGTTGATGATGGTACAACGATTGCTACATCTGAAATTGTATATACTGGAAACAACTTTAAAACAGCAGGAATTGTACAATTTGATAATACTAATACAGGTATATACAATCAAGCTAATAACTATACTTTCTACGCATTAACAGGACAAGGTTGGGTATCTAGTACATCTATCACAGCAACAGGATTTTTTGAGTCTTCTGATATTAGATATAAAAATGTAATTGAAACAAATCCTCAAGTAGATTTATTAGGAATAGATGTAATCAAGTTTGTAAGAACTGATGATGAAACAAATAAAGTTAGATATGGATATTCAGCTCAACAAGTACAATCAATACTTCCAGATGCAGTTACAGGAGAAGATAAACTATCTGTAAACTACATGGATGTTCATACTTTGAAAATAGCAGCATTAGAAAAACGTATTGCAGAATTAGAAGCTAAATTAAACAAATAATGAGTTGGAATACATTACTACCTAATCAGTGTATATCATTTAATAATTTACAAGATGCTTGTAATCAATTATTCTTTCTTTCAACTCAGCCTATTCCTGTAAGTACTGAACAAATTACTAAACAAGACTTTGAAGATTATATACTTGTGCCTGATAGTGTAGCTAACTATCCTGCTTTTGTAAACAAAACTCAAAATCAACTTGTTGTAAAAAGTGACGTTGCAATATTTGGAGATGCTATATTAACTCCTAATTATGGTATATCTTTTACAGGAATATCTTATTATGATTTTTCTACTCAAATACCAGTGGGAATTTGGAGTCTTCCTGCATCTTCAACTCAAAATACTGAATACTATTATAGCTTTGGTGTTAGTGGTTTCAATTTATTATATGTAGAAGTTGATGGTACTAGCACTAGCCCATCAGGATATTTTAGCGTAACTCTATCTGTAAATGGAAATGTAGTTTCTGATGGTACTTTTTACTACACAAGTGGACCACAACCTGCTATAATTCCTCTTAATCCTGAAATTATATATGCTCCTAATAGTATAGAATTAACTATTATTGATGGACAAGCAACTCCTATAAATTTTACTTTCCAAGATCAGAATGGAGGAATTCCTATAGTAGCAGTATCTGCAAGTAGAGGATCTGGTCAATATCAAATGGTAGCAACTGGATCTAATGGTAGTAGAATGAACTTCTTAGAAGGAAGTTTATATAGATCTATTGATTATGGTGCAACATGGCAAAAATCTTCTAATAACACATTATACTATTGGGATAGAATAGCAATGTCTGATACAGGTCAGTATATGATGGCTGCTTCATTACAAGGTCCATTAATGTTATCTAGTAACACTGGTGCAAGTTTTGTTGATATAACTACTAGAATACGAGGTAATGCTACAGAATATTTTGAAGGAGTAGGAATGTCTGGAAATGGACAGTATGTAATAGTTTGTTATGAAACTGGTGTTGGAGGTGCTCAGACTGCTCAGACAAAGATTTCAAATAACTATGGAGCTGCTGGATCTTGGTCAGTTGTTACGCAAGCATATGAATACTATATACAAGGAATAGCAATAAGCAATGATGGACAATATATGTATCTTTCATTTACTGCTAATGGTCTTGCAGGATATGTGCTGAGATCATCTGACTATGGTGCAAGTTGGCAATCAATAAGTGTTGGAACTACGTATGTAAGAGATGTTAGTTGTAGTAGTGATGGTTCAACTGTTGTTGTAACAGGTGCTGTGCCAAACTATGGTGCAGAATATTTAACAAGAGGCTTTATGTTTACATCTACTAATTATGGAGCATCTTATACTGGTATTGAAACTGGAAACTCTTACTTACGAAACTGGTACAGAGTTGGACAATTATATACATCTACCTCTCCTTCTGGATATGGTACTGTAATGATTTATTATCCTCCTGGCACTAGTCAAACTGCTTTCCCAACACAAACAGCTCCTGTTGGTAGTAATACTTTAGGATCTGTTGTTAATGGTAGCATTAGTGGTATGGGAGAAAGGAAATTTACAGACTATGCAGTAGGTGGTACAGATGGACCATATAGATTGATTGGATCAACAACTGGATTATTTAGATCTACAAATGGAGGAAGCACATGGACTCAACTTTAATATAAATCAGGTATAGTTAAATGCTAACAAACAACGCTTTAGTAACATATACAGATTTAACAACAATGTTAGTTCCAATAACAGGATTGACTCCTCCTACTGGAAATCAAATTGCTACTAAATCATTTATTGATACATACTATCGTGTAGATACTGCATCAAGTCCTTATTCTACATATAGTGCAAATAGATGTCCACCATATCAAACTATACAACCTCAAGTTCTTCCTTACTTAGCTTGTTGGAATATTACAATTCTTCCTTATTCTGAATTAAATTGTCAAGGTAACTATAACAGTTTTGAAACTTGGCAAATATCATTACTAGATCAGTATGGAAATGCATATTTTACAGACCAAAATTATTCATTTAATATTGGATATGATTATACATGGCAAAGTGATATACCTCCATATTCTGAGTCAGGAAGTAATGTTACTACAGTAAATATATCACCAGGACAATGGCAAGGATTTGCTTCGTTTACTATATACGCTGTAGAAACATGTCCTTATTCATCAGCATGTGATGGTAGTTGTTTTAGCACTAATACTAACATAACTGAACTAACTAATACAACTGGTGTACCTGGAGGTTGTGCATTACCAACTCCAGCTACAATTACATATTTTGTACCTAATGCATTTATACCTGAAAGTAGTAATCCTGCTGTTAATGTAGTTAGAATTTATAAAGTAATCAATTCAACAGCTATTGAATTAGTTTATTCAAACTATCCAAATATGACTTGGGTATTTGCTACTGGTGGATTCGTTCCATATTCAGGAAATAATTCTGTATATGTTCCTTGGAATGGTAGATTAAACAATTCAGGAATGCTTTCAAGCTCTACTGCTTATGGTTACTCATTTGCATTAAACGATGGCAGTGGAACTATAATAACTGGAGCAATATTACTTCTTCGATAAAAACAAACCAATATGACAATATTAATAACACTTACCCTAGCAGGATCAGATACAGGTCCATTCAACTTATATTCAAATGTAGATGGTTACACAACAGCATTTGAAACTGGTGTTTCTAGAGCAGCTCTTGTTGCTGGATATACTTCAATTTTAGTCCCAGATGGAACTACAGAAATCTTAGTAAGATCTACAGGAGTTTGCCAAAGAGATCTTTATCTATCTGTAGCTGGAGCCCCTGCAACAACCACCACTACCACAAGTACGTCTAGCACTAGCACTACAAGTACCACAACTACAAGTGCACCATTTAGTTGTATCACAGGTGATAGAAACGCTATTGCTACATGTTCTAATGGAGAGAGTGCTCAATTTACAATAGCTCTAGGATATACAGCAGCAATCATTCCAGGTGGATACTATTACAGTGGAAGTGGTACAAGAACATACTATGCATACATTTATGATAGTACAGACAGTATAATGTTGTATAGTCTAACATACACACAAGTAGGATCTACTCCTGGTACTTGGACTACATTTGGAACAGGAAACACTCTAACAGCAGGTACTTACTACCTACACTTAAACACAGTAAACTGTTCAATCAATGGCTCTGGTACGTTCACTTTACAAGTGGGAGACTGCCAACCAGTTTAATATTTAAAACCTCTGTTTATTGGTTTACAGAAGGTCTCCCCTAGGGTTTCTACCCTGGGGGTTTTTGTTTAAACTCTAACTAAAAAAGTTATTCTATATAACCAAAATAGTTAGGTTATTTTTGGGAATTTCAGAAATAGTTCCTATCTTTACAATAATTTTAACCAAAATAAACTATATATGCCTGAGAATCAAGCATTGCTAAACCAGCTAGAAGAGATTTTGCACTGGAAAAAGAGTAAAAAATTCTACGCTGATAAGCTTGGAATTGCAGAATCAGACGTTGATGAGTTATTAAAAGAGTTAAGAACTAGAGAAAGTATTATACAAGAAGCAGAATTAGGTAACTACGTTTCTGAGTTAGAGGAAACAATAGTAAGATTTGAGGAAGACATTCTTAAAGGAACTGGAGAGATTGTCATCAATACAAAGGATGAAATCAAAAGCTTAGATGAGCTTATAGTAAAGTGTAAGATTGACACAGATAAGTGGGAGATTACAAAGTACGTACAGAACTACTGGGGAAATGGAGAAACACCTCATTGGCAAGTCAAAGCATGGTTAGGGAAGAAGTCTACAGAACAAGTTTTTCAAGATGCGTTTGTAGACTTTTTAGATTCATATAAGCCTGTAAGTCAAGAGGTTATGAGTCCTAAGGTTGATTTTGGCAAACCAAATGGTATGCTAGTAATTAACAAACAAGACTCTCACTTGAACAAATATGACATAGATGGTAACAACAATATTGTAGATAGGTTGGCTAACATTATGTATAAGGTAGAGGTGATTGCTAGTCAAGCACTGCTTTCAAATAACCTAGAACAAATTACGTATATCATTGGTTCTGACGAGTTTAACAGTGAGTTTACAGGAATGACTACAAAGGGCACTCCTCAAACAAACACTCACACATATCAAACATCTTTTGAATACATTTGTGGACATGAGGTTTTGATGATTACAATGTTATTACAATATGCTGAGAATGTAAACGTTGTGTATGTAGCAGGTAATCATGATGAGTTTGTAGGATGGCATATGGTTAATTGGTTACAGACTTACTTTAGAAATACAGAGAGATTAACATTTGATTGTTCTCCTAAGTATAGAAAGTACATAAGCTATGGTAGATCAGCATTGATGTTTAATCATGGAGATGCTATTAAGCCTGCAAAGCTTGCTGCATTGTTTCCAATAGAATATAGAGAAGGATGGTCTTTCCATAATAACTTCTATATCTTCACAGGAGACAAACATCATGAAGTGAGTCATGATTTCAATGGTATTAAGTTTTATCAAATCCCAGCATTCTCTAATGCTAAGAGTCTATGGGATGACAAGAATGGTCACACTATGTCCAAAGCAGAAGTGACAGGCTTCCTAATAGATGGGGAAGATGGAATAACAAATATATTCAAACAGTATTTATAATGGCTACATTAAGAAAAATGGTCTCAGATGTGCGTGCAATGCACAAACTATTAACAACAGATAACCTTATCACTGATAGGGTTGTTGCGTCTGAGATTAGAAACAATACATTTTTATTGGTAAAGAGGGAAACAAACCTTAGAAAGCTTTGGGCTACTGATACAGTATTCCAGACGCTTCCTTGTTTAAGTATGGTAGAGGTTCCTATTTCTGATTGTTGTGAGTATGTAGATCCTTGTAATGTAGCAAGAAGCCAATATAAACTTCCTCGCATCAGTGAAGGAAACTATCAATATCTTATCCAAGGTGTTTACTCTATCAACGCTATGGGTGGTAAAGGAAGAAGATTTAAAGAGATCACAATTAACAGATACTTAAATTTATTAAAGCTGCCTATCATTAAGAAAGAGCAATACTACTGGATAGCAAATGGTGGATATTTATATGTTAATAATCCTAGTTTACAATCAGTAAGAATTGCTGCATTTTTTGAAGAAGATGTTCCTAATGATATATTATATCCATCAGACTGTGCGTGTGGTCCAACTCCTGTAGTAAGCAATGAAGATTACTGTTTAAATCCTTTAGATAAAGAGTTTGGATGTCCTGGTTATTTAGAGAAACAAGTATTGGAGTTAACATCTCAAAAACTATTATCTACTTACTTTAGCATTAAAACAGACATGACATTTGATGGTATAGATGGTCAAGCTCCTAATGCTAAACCAACTAGTTAATGCGAACCAAGATTGACTGGAGAAGCTCCAGTAAAGAAAACTACAACAATTTCTGCAAAAAAAATCCCACTGTAAAAATTACATTTGATCAGTGGAAAAACATTATATATCAATATAATGAACATTTCAAAAACTACATTCTAGAAACAGGAGAAAGAGCAAGACTTCCTTTTGGCTTTGGTGAGTTCTCTATCAATAAAAAGAAGAGAAAGAAGATGAAAACAGTTGATGGTAAAGAGATGGTTAACTTACCAGTTGATTGGAAAAGAAGCAGAGAAAAAGGTAAGATTATTTACAACTTTAATTATCATACAGAAGGTTACTTCTTTGGTTGGATGTGGTTTAAAGAGTCTGCTAGAATTAGAAATATAAATCTTTGGTATTTCAAACCCTCTCGTACAACTTCTAGATTGTTGTCCCATTACATAAACACAGACGAAAAATACCAGCACCTTTACAGGGAATGGAAAAATTAAAACAATATGGCATATTATTACAAATACAACTTTGTCTCTCCTGAGCCAATTTACTCTATTGTTAAAGAAGAGTTAAAATCTTATTTTGACACAGGAGCTGTTGATGATTTGATGTTTCCAACTTATTTAGACAAGTGTCTACAAAAGATGGGTAGGTCAAGTTATGTCATTGCTGAACAAACATTAGATATTTCTGGATATGAAGCTAGACTTCCTGACAACTTCTTTGCTGTTAGAGAAGCTTGGATGTGTACAGAGATTCCTCAACGTCCATATCAAACAGCTAACTCGTTCTATTCTCAAGCTGCATCTCAGACTACTATTCAAGTCTCTCCTATAATTAGTGGTGGAGCTCCTTGTACTAATCCACAATGTGTAACAGGATGTCCTACGTGTATGCCTGATATTATCCAAGCTGTATATAAAACCAATCAACAGATAGCTAGAGGTATAAGAAAAGAATATCTATTAAAACCAGGTAATATATCTTGTCAAGGCAAGTGTGATGTAAGTTATACAGACGCTTGGCAATTCTATTCAACTGCTCCTCCTGTACACGAGTTCACTCCAGGAAGTGCTGGTTATGATAGCTTTGATATTAGAGACAACAAGTTTGTTACTAACTTTAGCTGTGCTATAGTTCACATGATATTTTATGCTACAGACTATGATGCTGTAGGTAATCAATTGATTCCTGATAACTATCGTGTCAGAGAATATATAGAAGCATTCCTTAAATATAAAGTTTTTGAAACCTTATCTAATCAAATTAATGATGAGACATTCAATCAAATACAAGCCAAGTTAGCTTACTATAAGCAACTTTCAGAAGAAGCCTTTATCATGGCTTACACTGAGATTAAGAAGCAAGATCCATGGACAAAGCAAAGAAGAGTAAGAAATGACTTACAACGTTTTGCACAATATGAATTACCAAACAGAAGCTCAAGATATGGCAGATAACCAAGAAGGACAATCTAACATAAAACAAGAATATAATCTTGGAAGAATTGGACTAGATATGGACTCTTCTGTAAATCAAATACAGAAGGGAAAACTTTCTTATGCCTTAAACGCAGCATTGGAAAACTTTGATGCTAATTCTGTAAACTATCAGAATGAGCCAAGTAATGAATTTTGTTTAAACTTTCCTGCAAACTATCATGTAATTGGTAACCATTTTATTCAAGAGAAAAATAAACACATATTCTTTTTAGCTAATCCTGAAACAGGAGATAGTGAAATAGGATATATGGATAATAATGACTGTATCTACCACACTTTGTGTAGTGAAACAATCACAGGAGAAACAGTATGTGCCAACTCTAAATGTTTAAACTTTGATATAAACTATCCTATTCACAAAGCTGTACACAAGATTACAAACTGTACAACTGAGATTTATTGGACTGATGGATTGAATCCAAGAAGATATATTAATATTGAGCAAGTTCCATATATTACAACATATGTAGGTAGTCAAAACTGTGATCCAGTTGTTACTGCTGTACTTGATTGTAATAAGTTAAAAGTACAACCTAACTTCTCTATTCCTAATATAGATGTTACTGGAACACCTGTAGGTGGAGATTTAGTGGCTGGTACATATCAGTTTGCTGTTCAGTATTGTAATGCTTCAGGAGATGGATATACATCTTACTACTCTGTAACTAATCCTACATCTATTGCAAACACAGATATTACTACACCTGACTTCAACTATCGTGTTGGAAAGTCTATTGCATTAACTATTGGTGATGTAGATATTACAGGATACTTTCAATACTTTAACTTAGCTGTTATTAAGACTATTAATAGTGGCACTAGTGTAGAACTTGTAGCAACATATAAAATTCAAGATAAGGTAACAACAGTTATTTATACAGGTCAGAATGTAACTCAGATCCCTTTAAGTCTTGGTGATATATTAGAAAAGTTTCCTTACTATGACATTGCCCAAGATGTTACAAGTGTACAAGATTATATAGTTTGGGATAATCTTACTTCTGTTGATAGAATTAACTATCAATCAATTGCTAGTAATATTACCTTACAATGGGAAACATATAAGTTACCAGCAGGTAATGACTACTCAGATCCTTTCTATACAGCTAACCTTAGAGGATATTTAAGAGATGAAGTATATGCATTTGAGATAGTATTCTTATTAGATAATGGTAAACAAACTGATGGCTTTCATATTCCTGGTAGAGTTAAAAATGCTCAAGAGTTAGCTCAACCAGATGTGACCACAGCAAATCCAGACTATGTTGGAGATGGTTTACCACAGCCTTATTGGAAGATATATAACACTGCAAACGTACTTACTACATACCCTGCACCTACAACTAATGCTGGGAAGATAGGAGATGCATATCCTTATCAATCTGGAGAATTTTCATACTGGGAATCTGATGAAGAATATCCTTGTAATGTAGATGTATGGGGAGATCTTGCTGGTACAAAGATTCGTCATCATAAGTTTCCTGATGTATTGGTATCTCCTTATTTTGAGACTCCTCCTATTACATACGTAGCTGGACAGATATCACCAGTGATGCAAACTTCTAATCCTATCTATCCAATAGGTGTTAAAATAGATGTACAACAAGTAGCATTCTTAATTCAAACATCTAGTTTAACAGATGCAGAAAAAGCTTCAATTGTTGGATTTAAAATAGTGAGAGGTAATAGAAGTACAAACAAATCTATTATTGCTAAAGGTATATTAAGAAATGTAGGTAAGTACACTAGACAAGGTACAGACTTTTACTATCCTAACTATCCATATAATGACCTTAGTGTTGATCCTTTCTTACTAGAAAAGAGTAATTCGTACATGTCTGAGTGTGATACATTTACAGTGGCAGCTACAGTTGATGGTACATATCAATATACAGATTGTTATACAGGTGAGGTAACCAGTGCTAACTTTACTACATCTACTAGTAAAATTTATTCTCTTACGCTCCCTGTTGTAAATTCTGGTACAGCTACATTTACAAATGTTACACTTGCTACATATGTTATTTCTGCACAAAATGCATGTAATGGTATATTTAGTATTCAGCCTGCTCCTACATTTCAATATACAGATCCTGCAACTGGTGCAATTATAAACATCACTGTAGCAAAAGGAACAACAGAAACAGTCAACTCATTGGGAGCTCCTACATTTGTATCAGGCTGTGATCGCTATACTATAGTATCAAGCAGTAAGGTAAACGTTGATGCATTTCCAAAAAACTTAGATGGATTCAATAATACTGAATCTCCATATAGACAAGTATTTAACTCACCAGAAACATCTTTTGGACAGCCTACATTAGGTAATGTTCTTAAATTAGAAAGTGTTTTATTTGGTGGTGGTAGGTCTCACTTTGTTCAAGTACAGAAGCATGCCATGTATAAGCTTCTTACTAGACAAGCTCAGATTGATGCTTTGAACTCTAGTAAAAAAATTGCTGATCTAGGAGGATTTAGTGCTGTAGCATTCTTTACAGCATATCAAACTTACTTACAGATTTATGTAAATGGTATCAGTAGAAAAAACTTTGCACAATCATTTAACTCTATCTCTAGCTATGACTATAGTGTAGATGTTCCTAATGATCAAGGAGTTAAACAAAGGCAACTTGATAGATGCCAGTATGTTTTTCCTGGTGTACAGAACGTAGGTGATATTCATGATCTTAACAACTGGAATAGAGAGTCTTCAGTTTATACAAAGACTATTGAGACTAGACCTACAGTTGGTATTGTTATACCATTGCCTTATCCAAATCAAAGTCCTTCATTATATACAGGTGGTGTAAGTCAGATATCTGATAACTCAAGATTTACCATATCTCAAAAAGATAGTTGTGGTGCCCCTGAGTTTCAACATGATATCAAAGTTGTATCTTACTATGCATCAATAAAGACTATTAATAATAATCAATGGGGACAAATATATACATATCAAACTATTGATACTGGATTCCAAAGAATATTTGATGCTCTTCCAGCAAATGATACTGAGGTAATATTTGGTGGTGATACATTCATTGGTAAGTTTGGATTCAAAACTAAGCTTCCTTTCTTTATTGATAATAGAGTGAATGCTCCAGATGATTCTGATATTTACTATGATGAGTTAGGTAATGTAGCCTATCCACAATATTGGTATTCAGCTAGATCTGAATTATCTGATTACTATGTAGGTGCTACTTTGATGAAGAATCTTATCTCTACCAAAGCACACTATTTAGACTGTCCTAATGATAGTATAGTAGATAACATTAATACTACCACTACTACCAGTTCTACAACTGCTGCTCCAGGAACTATAGTAGCAGGTTCACAAAACTATATCTATGATGGTAAGATGTATTTGTTTGCTTATGGTATTCCTTACTATTATGTAGAGAGCTCTATAAATGTAGACTTACGTCAAGCATTTAATAATTTAGAAGGTGACTTCTACCCACACGTGAGCTCAGGTATTCCTGATACTTGGTTCCAAGAAAGCAAAGTGCCTATTGCTCTAGATAATACATATTACTATAATACTACTTATTCTAAACAGAATACAGAGAACTTCTTTTCTCATTTACCTTCAGACTGGATAAAACAACTTTGTTTTACATACTTCCCATTCAGAGCTATATACTCTGATCCACAAGAAAGTTATTCTGATAATAGAATTAATAGTTGGTTGATATATCGTCCAATATCATTCTTTGACTTCCCACAAAACTATGGTAAGTTAATATCCTTAGATGGTATTCAGAACAGAGCTACATTAGCTAGATTTGAGAATAAAACATTACTATATGGTAATATGCTTACAATCAATACAAGCAATCCTCAAGTAGCCTATTTAGGTAACCCTTCATTGTTTGGAACTACACCTCCTGTAGATTATGCTGAAACAGACTTAGGATATGTAGGATGCCAAAATAAATTCTTGCTTAAGATACCCAATGGACAAATAACAATAGATGCCAAGAGAGGTCAGATATTTTTAATTGTAGGTACCCAAGCTATAGATATCTCAGGATATGGTTCTGGTCTTAATAGATTCTTTACAGACCATTTAGCATTTGAAATATTAAGATACTATCCTACAGTTAATATAGATAATCATTTCAATGGTATTGGTTTACATGGTGTATTTGATAGTAAGTTTGAGAGAATAATCATAACTAAGTTAGACTATATCCCTCAGCCTAATAAGCAGATATACTATGATGATATTGCTCAAAGGTTTTATATAAATCAACCTGTAGCTGGCAATACATCAGTGAAGACATATGTAAACTTAACAGATATAAACTATTTCTGTAATAAGTCTTGGACTATATCCTTTAACTTAAATACTAAGTCTTGGGTGAGTTTCCATACTTATCTACCTAACTTCTATGTAGGAGAAAATAACTTCTACTATTCTGGATTGAATGAAGGCTGTAATTTAACTGCAGTGGCTGTTGTAGAAATACCTTCTCCAACTACCACAACTACAACTACAGCAGCTCCATTAGAATGTGCTTTAAATGGTACAGCAGTATATATTCCACCACCAACTACCACGACTACTACAACCCCTACTCCTCCTCCTACAACAACAACTACAACAACCCCTCCTCCTGCAAATTGTACATTAACTGCAGGTAGTGTTCAAGTGAGTTCTTTATTGTATTCTGAAGATAGATTTCATTTTAGCAATAGTACTATTGGAACATGTATTGCTGTAGCAAGTCCTGCTTACTATGAACCAGGAGCAACGTTTTTTGATCCTGTAGTAAAAATATTCCAAGATCCAGAAGGTTTAGTTCCTTTTCCATATACTTATGTAACTGATACATTCTTTCCACCTCCTACAGCTATATATAACTATAGTAGCACTACAGGAGTTGTAGGATCATATGCAAGTTCATGTTTATAAAATAAAATAATATGCCATTTTCAGTAATAACATTAGCAGCAGCAGGGACAGATACAGGACCTTTTGATTTATATTCAGATGATGATAGTTATGCTGTTGCATTTGAAACAGGGGTTAGTAAAAGTAGTTTATTGGCTGGATACTACACGTTTGTTCCTAATGCAGCTACTGTAGTTAGAGTTAAATCAGCTAGTGCATTGTGTACAAACTTTGTAGATATGGAAATAACTAGTACTACTACCACTACAACAACTCAAGTACAATCTTATCAATATTACACTGCAGAATATTGTAGTGGTGGAAGTGCAGGAATTGTAAGATGTAACGTTGACCAAGTATTAAATTCAGTATTTGATTTAGGAAGTTATGTTTGTATTAGATTAACTGGATTTGCATCTGGTCCTGCATATAATATTGATTTAGGAGATGGAGAAAGTTATATTGGAAATAATTGTAGTTTATGTCCTACACCACCACCACCACCTACATATGCTCAAATTCCTTCATATCCATATCTTTATAATACATCAGATGCTTCTAATGTTGGAGTGTGTTGTCAAGGTTCTTATTTGTATGTTGATGAGTCAGGTAACTTTGTAACAACTCCAACTGCTGGTTATACTCTAGTAGAGTATTTTTATGTAGATGATAATGGAGCATTTCCAGATTATTTTGATAATGCAACAGAAATGTATGCAGATGTTCTATTACTTTTCCCTGTTCCTGCTGGTTATTATGGAAGTCAAGCTGCTGGATATAGACAAATTGCTGGTACAGCTGGTCAGTTTTCAACATCAATAACTAGTTGTGCAGGAGTATTCTGTCCTTAAATAAAATAAAAGATGGCTAAAACAGTAATAATAAGATTGACATGTTCAGGTAACAGAACTGGACCCTTTGATATCACAGATAACTTAGGGACTGTCTTGGGCACTGACATAACTAAGCAAAACCTTATTGATGGATATACTGTTAGTGTAGCTGATGCTGTGACACAGATTGTTATAACATCTGCAGGAAAGTGTACTAATGCTATTACTGTTAATATTGGAACTGCTACCATAGAACAACTTGCTGCACTACCTTACGTAGAATGCAACACAGCTTCTTTATGGAGACATCTAACTGATGTGGTTAATTACAATAAATACTATGGCAATGTAGAACCTTACATTATAGAGTATCCATTTGCTTACCAAAGCTATGATGAGATACTTCAGAACATTAAAGATTACAGTAAGGTATTTAACTATCTACCTATTCTAGATGGTGTGTTTAATGACAATGCTCAGATAGCTGTTGATAATCAATGGTTTAACAAAGCTGTATTATATAACAACCAACAGTCTACAGGTATACTAGAGTTAGTACCTAAGCCAATGCACAACCTAAAACAATATCTAGCCTACCCAATATATAATGAGTTTAGCAAAACTATTACATATACTAAGTCAGATAATTTCTATCAATATAATACTTTCTGGGGGTTAGTTAAAAATAAAACATTACCTTTGTTTACAACAAGTTGTGAGTCTTTATCAGTAGATAAGCTTGTAAATCAAGTTAATATGGATTATGGAAAAAGATCATTTAAGAAAGAACCATTAAGAGCTAAAGACTTGAAGGTAAGACACATCCTTGACAACAGTTCTATAGCTCATATCGTTTCTCAATTTATTGTTGCACCATCTCAAATCTCTTACAAATAATGGCAAAGTGGTTAGATAAATACGAACAAGGAGGAATGGTCTTAAAGAAAAAGACTAAGGATAACTATGGTAAGAAACCTAATGTTAATGACGTCAAAGTATCTGCAGGTCCTGGTTTTGAAGGAGATGGATACACAGCTCAAAACTGGAAGTCTCCAGCATGGGGAGGACAGTTTGCTATGGGTGGTGCTTTACCAGGTGCTGTAGGATTCACATACGCACGCACAGCTGGTTCAGCTCCTGCTAATGGTAAGTACACAAAGAAAACATTAGCTAGTGCTCAGAAGGGTAAGAATATATTAAAGGATTATAAGTTTCCTGATGATATACTTTATACCACTTCTAACGATAACATACCTTCAACATCTTCTGTTAATAGAAAGATAGCAGAGAAAGTAGCATATGATACTGATCCTCAAAGAAAAGTTGAAGCAGCTCAAAGAGCTAGAGACAGACAAGGATATATAACAAAAGCTGGTCCTGAACAATCTACTGCTTCCAAAGTATGGAATGTATTATCACATCCTATGACAGCCTTGTCATACAAGACTCGTGGTAAAGATATACCAGAGCACTTTGAAAGAGGTGAACAGAACATATTAGAAAATGCTACTAATATACTTAATCCATTTTTTTATGCAAATGAAGGAAAGGAAGCTATACAAGATATAAATAAATATAATCAGGATGTAAGAGATAGAGGTTTTTATCGTGCAAATCCTAACACTTTAGCTAGTGGTGCATTCCATGCTTTTAATGCTCTTCCATTAGCTGCTGAAGCTGCACCATTTATTTCTAAAGCAGCAAAATATATACCAACATCATCACGCTATATTTCAGAACTTGAAAATCTTGGGCATGTTCAAACTGCAGGTCCAGATAGAAGAGCACTTCAAATGATGATGGGAAGAGAACCAGGACCAAGTAATGTATTAGGAAGAGAAGCTCAAGCAGTAGGAAGTGAAGCTCAAACATTAGGTACTCAAGCTAGATCTCAACGACTTGCTGCTTATGAACCTCCTACAGATGCAGAACTTGCATTAATGAATGAGGCTGAAGCTAACAGATATTTCAGAAGACCTGCTCAGCAAACAACTCCTGATCCTGATAGTTTTGATTGGACACCAAATCCACCAAGAAGAGGAGGAGGAATATCACAAGATGAAATAGAAAGTTACTTAGCACAAGATTCTCAATCAGCATCAGCAGCTCAAGCAGCACAAAATGATATACGAAGTCAAGCAACAACTTCTCCTAATGCAAATAACGTAATACATCGTAATAATCCAACAATGACAGAAGATAGATTATTACGAAGACAAAATGCATTAAGAACTAGTGGATTTACAGATGCTGAAATTGCAGCAGATGAAACAGCTATTCGTGCAGGAGAAGCTTTAAGAACTCCATCTCAAATAAGAGGAGGAGGACAGGGAACGTTTGATCTTTCTAGAAATCGTCCAGAAACTCCTATGAAA